GGCGATGTTGTTTTCAAAGCAGGTTCATTAAAAATCGGTGAAGGCATAAAACTTTTTACCGAACACGATATGACCAGACCAATAGGTAAATTATCAAGATATGAAGAAGACAACGAAAAAATCGTTGGAGTATTCAAAATAGCAAGAACCAATGCAGGAGATGACGCATTAGCCGAAGCACAAGAAGGTTTAAGAACTGGATTTAGCGTAGGCGCAATGATTGACGATTATGTCACTAAAGGTGAATTAGTAATTGTTAACGCAGCAACTTTAAGAGAAGTTTCACACGTCACATTTCCAGCATTTGGCGAACACGCACAAATAACTGATGTCGCAGCTAGCGAATCAGAACAAACAACAGAAAGCGAGGCAACTATCGTGTCAAACGAAGTTACCCCAGAAGTAGTAGAGGAAGTTGCAGCAGAAGTTGTAGCAACCCCAGCTGTTGAAGCCCAAGAACGTAATTTGCGTCCTGCAATCTTCACAGCACCAAGAAGCCCAATCAACTCAAAAGCTTCTTACTTAGAACACAACATTAGAGCAGCACTTGGAAACGAAGACAGCCGTCAATATGTAATGGCAGCTGACACAACTTCAAACAACGCAGCTTTTATTCCAACCCCACAATCAACAGAAATTATCAACGGAATTGCTAACGCAGACCGTGGTGCAGTAGACGCAATTTCACGCGCAACTTTGCCACCAGCAGGTATGACCTTTGAAATTCCTAAGATTACAACAGCACCAACAGTTGCTGAAGAAGGAGAAGGAGACGCAATATCTGAAACAGATATGGCATCATCTTTTGTTTCTGTTTCTGTTAAAAAATACGCAGGACAACAAACATTCTCAGTAGAATTGTTAGACCGTTCTTCACCTGCATTTTTTGACGAATTAGTTCGCCAAATGGAATTTGCTTATGCTAAAGCAACTGACGAAGCAGTAGCAGGCGCACTTGCAACTGGTGGAACAGATGGTGGAAACCGTACTTTCAACGCAGCAGGTCTTCTAGGCTTTGTTGCAGATGGTGCAGCTTCTATTTACACAAACTCACTAGGATTCGCACGTTCCTTAGTTGTATCCCCATCAGCTTGGGCAACAATTATGGGATTAAACGACGCAGGTCGTCCTATCTACAATGCAGTTAACCCATCAAACGCTGGTGGTTCTGTATCAGTAGGTTCTTTACGTGGAAACGTTGCAGGACTAGACCTATACGTATCACGCAGTTTCTCAGGTGTAGGCGATAACTCAATGATTATTGCTAACCCAGATGCATACACTTGGTACGAAAGCCCACGTTTGAGCCTACGCACAAACGTAATTAACACAGGTCAAATTGACGTGTCTTACTACGGCTACGGCGCAATTGCTACAAAAATTGGCGCTGGCGCTTACCGATTTATGGTTGCATAACTATAAATAACTAAACGTGAGGGTGGTTCGCCCCTGTGCCACCCTCACCCTTAAAGAGAGGAAAATGAAATGCCAGTTTTAGTAACAGCAGCTCAGTTAAGAGCTGTACTTGGCGTTCCAAATACTCTTTACGACGACACAGCATTAAACGCAATCATTGACACATCCGAAGATGCTATAGGTGATTTTCTTATTCAATGGAAAGTTGGAATAGATAAACACAGATACGAAAGCGCAACAGTTGCAATAATTCACACAACAAGACCACACCAATTTTATGTAGGCCAATCAATTGCCCATTCAGGCGTAGAAGCCAAAATTAACGGCAATAAAGCCGTAACAGAAATAGTAGACCCATACACTTACAAAATAACTGTAGCTGCTGCTACACCTCACAAAGATTTTAATAACACAATACCTAATGGAATTGCTGCAGCAAATGACCTTTCACAATACAATGGTGTTGCCTCAATTGAAGAAGCTGTACTACAAATCGCTATAGACGTATTTCAATCCAGACTAGCTGCAGGTGGCACACAACAAGCCCTAGACTTTACCCCAGCCCCATACAGAATGGGCAGAACCCTTTTATACAAAGTAACAGGTTTAATAAGTAAATATATTGACTCTAACAGTCAAGTAGGTTAACTATGCCTTTAAGTACGCTACGTGCAAACCTTAAAACAGCAATTACCTCAAACACAAACTACACAGCTTACGACCACGTACCAGAAATCATAATCCCACCAGCAGCCCTAATTTTAGCTAGTGACCCATACCTTGAACCAATGGTTATAGGCAATAGCAAAAACTATTACGTACGACTAACATTAGAAGTTGTTAGTTCAACGTATTCTAACCCAAGCGCGCTAACAAACTTGGAAGACGATATAGAAACCATTCTGGGTCTTATTCCGTTAAACTTTATTGTTTTATCGGTAAGTAGCCCTAGAATTAGAAGCACTAATAGTACAGATTTACTAAGTGCTGAAATACAACTACAAACAGCCTACACAGGCTAGGAAAGGTAAGAAATGGCAACAACTATTTTAAGTGGTCGTCAATTAACTTTGACTATTGCTACAAAAAACTATAGTGAACAAATTTTAGATTCTGCTATCAACTTTGATACCGAACGTTTAACTTTTGACACTCTTGCAGGCAAAGCCTACAAATACATTGATTCAAACGTCACTCTTGATATTAACTTCTTGAATGATGCAGGTAAAAGCCCGGACAGCTTGTATAAAGCACTTTGGGACGCAACCGAATCAGCACCAGACACAGCACTTGCTTTTGTGTTAACACTAACAACAGGTGTGACTTTAACTGGTAACGTATTACCACAATACCCAGGAGTTTCTGCTTCAGGTGCAGACGCACAAACTTGTTCAGTATCTCTACAAGTTGTCGGCATACCAACAGAAGACCTAACAGCGTAACAACAACCAAAGAACAGGGGCACACAAATGCTTAAACTTAAATTAACGTGGGAATTAGAAACAGGTGAAAAGTTTGAAGAATGGACAAGACCAATCGAACTTTCACTTGCAGAAAAAGAACTATACGCAGGTAAGTCAATTGTTAAAATACTTATTGACGAAAGCACACCAAGTAACACACTTCTTTTATTTTTGGCTCACAAGATTCAGCAACGTATTACCAAAAAAGTCGAAAACTTTGAAACTTGGAAAAGTAAAGTCACCGATATTGCTGCTTCTGATTTTGAGACAGCAAATTTTACCAAGCCCGAAGTATCGGGCGCACAGCAGTAGAATTAGCAATAGCTACTGGCATAACACCAGATTATTGGCTCAATGCAGAACCCGATATATGGGCAACGGCTATAGACATATTGAACGAGCGCAATAATGGCTAATGCAGTAGCTGGTAAAACTAGCAATAGTAAAAGAACTATCAGGGTTAAAGTTGATGACTATGAGCTTCGTTCCCTTTTAGCCACGTTTAGTAAAATGGACGATATTGCTAAAAATGATATGAAAAAGATTGCTAATGATTTAGCAGAACGTGCAGCCAAATTTGTCACAGCTTATGCTTACAATGCACCTAACCCTGCACAAGCAGATGCAATAATGAAATCACTTAAAATTAACAGGTCAGACAAAGCACCTAACTTTACTATGGGTGGTAACACAAAAGTTACCCGAAGTGGTGCAAAGGCTGGTACGCTTTTATTTGGTACAGAATTTGGTTCTAACAGACTAAAGCAATTCCCACCACGTAGCCCAAGTAAAGGGCGTGGTAATCGTGGTTGGTTTATCTTTGTTGCTTTGGAACGTTTTCAACCAGTTATTGTACGCGAATGGTTACAAGGCTATGAGAAAATAGCAACTGAGTGGAAAGGTAGGGCAGCTTAAATGGCTGAGATTAGGTCGTTAAAACTTGCTTTACTTGCCGATACAAAAGACTTTATACAAGGGCTTGATAAAGCCGATAAAGAAACAAAAACTTTTAGCAATAAATTAGATGATGCTTTACAAAAAGGTGCTGCAGCGTTTCTTGCTGTTGGTGCTGCTGCTGGCGCTATGGCCATTAAAATTGGTATTGACGCTGTTAAAGCAGCTGTTGAAGATGAAAAAGCCCAAAAGTCTTTAGCAATAACTCTTAAAAACACCACTAAAGCCACAGATGCCCAAGTTAAAGCCGTAGAAGATTACATTGACAAAACAGCTAGAGCTTCTGGAACAGCAGATGACGTTCTTCGTCCGAGCCTTGATAGACTTTTAAGAAGCACACAGGATATTACTAAAGCACAAAAACTTCAAACATTAGCTCTTGATATTGCTGCTGGTACAGGCAAAGACCTTGCCACAGTTACAGAAGCCTTAGGTAAAGCTTATGACGGCAACCTGGGTGCACTTAAACGTATTGGTGTTCCTCTTGACGAAAACATTGTTAAAACTAAAGACTTTGACGCAGCTACAAAAGCATTAAGTGAAACTTTTGCTGGACAAGCTGACGCAGCTGCTGAAACTTTTGCTGGACGTAT